AAGCTGACAGGTTGCGGAGGGCTCTTGCAGGTGTAGCACAATGGCCAGGGCACCAGCCTTCCAAGCTGGGGATGCGGGTTCGATTCCCGTCACCTGCTCCATCCATTTGCGCCAGTAGCTCAGCAGGATAGAGCAACTGCCTTCTAAGCAGTAGGCCGGGGGTTCGAATCCCTTCTGGCGTACCATTTCCCCCAAAGCGGCCTGCGGCGAGGCTTCCCTTGTGATACCAGATATGTGGTGGGTGTAGCTCAGTTGGTTAGAGCACCGGATTGTGGTTCCGGGTGTCGAGGGTTCGAGTCCCTTTACCCACCCCACAAAAAGCAATGAGGGATCGGGAGTGTCCCGATCCCTCATTCGCTTTTTCCACACAGGGGTGTCGCCAAGTGGTAAGGCAAGGGACTTTGACTCCCTCATCCGCTGGTTCGAGTCCAGCCATCCCTGCCAGATGTTGACCGGGCCGCAAGGCCTGTTTTCATAGCAAACGCTCCGTTAGCTCAGTCGGTAGAGCACCTGCCTTTTAAGCAGGGTGTCCGGGGTTCGAATCCCCGACGGGGCACCAAGAAAAACCTCGTAACCATGCGGGTTACGAGGTTTTTTCATGTTCTGACATTTTTGCATTTGTTAGTAACGTGTTAGTAACCGCGTTTATTAACGTTTCCGGGTCAAGGTGCGTGTAGACGTTGGCGGTGGTGGAATAATTGGCATGGCCGAGGACTTTTTGAAGAATTTCAGGGGCAAGACCTTCCTTGACTGCGCGGGTGGCGTAAGTGTGCCGCGTGGCATGGGGGGTCTTTCTTTTTATCTTGAGCTTTTCCAGCAGGGGGTAGTAGTCCCGGCGGCGGAAGTTGGCGGGCACTTTCTGCCCCTCGTAGCCGGACAGGAGCAGATTGCCATCGGCTTTCTGGGCGAAATATTCAAAGTAGGCTTTGCCCTCCGGTCGGATGGGAATAATGCGGTTTTTGCCCGCTTCCGTTTTCTCACCGCCCACCACATAATCCTTGTGGTAGTCTTTCAGCGGCAAGCTGAACAGTTCGCCGATGCGCATGCCGGTGGCAAGGAGCATGAGGACGATCTTGGCGGCGTCGCTGCCGTCCTTCTCCAGCTTTTTGATCTCGGCGGCGGTGAAAATCTCTTTTTCCTTTTTGACGTTCTCCGGCAGCTTCACAAACCGGGCAAAGTTGGTGGTGCAGATTTCCTCGCGCACGGCCCATGTGGACATTTGGGTGATGAGCTGCTTGTATTTGTTCACCGTGGAATGGCTTTTATCCATGTACTTATCAAGGACGGCCTGAAAGTCTGCGGTGCGGAGGCTGCGGAACTTCCGGTCGTGCAGCGGCTCGAATACATCATAGGCGCGGTCGTAGGATTCAACGCCCTTCTCGCCGATCTCGCGGTAGTGCTCAACCTTCCACTCCTCAAAGACTTCTTTGAAGGTCATATTATACCGTTCGGTAAGGCTTTTGCCGGAGAGTTTTTCCAGCGCCGCCAGCGCGTCGGTTTTCTTTTCGTAGTAGCCAATAATAACACGGTTCTTGGAGGCTGCCCACGGCCTTTTGCGGCGGCCTGAGAGCTTATAGACACTTCCGGTGCCGTTGGGGCGCTTCAACGCCTTGCGGGGCGCTGCGGCCTGCTTTTTCCCGCACCACGGGCAAAATGCGGATGAATCCGGCATTTCCTGTTTGCATGTTTTGCAAAGCATTTGACATTCCTTTCCGGGTATGCTACCATAAAAGGGTAGACTACTCCCTGTGGTAAGGCGGATATGTTCTACACGACTGCTCCGGTGTGCTAGACCGGGGCAGTCTTTTTTTGCTTATGGGGTTATGTCATATTCATAAAGTGCGTCTGCCCAACCGTCACGGAAGCCTGTCCCAATCTTGGTGTCTGAACCGGAATCATCAACGCCATATTCCTTAAGCGCCTCATCCCAGCCGATGTCATACCCAAACGCATAGTCGTCACGTACGTCAAAGAATGCTTCAGCGCGCCCTTCATCAAATCCTTCCTGGTAGCCTTCTTCCCAAGCATTGTACCGGAGTGTTTCTATATCATCCTCTGTGTAGTAACACCCAGACATAGTGAAAAGAGTTGTAAGAGTAAGGAAAAGAATAAAAATCTTTTTCATGTAGTACTCCTTGGTAGTCTTTTTTATTCGGGAAACTTATCGTGTACATGGAAATTGCGCAAAGCCTTTAGAACACTTCGGTATGGAGAGACCCACGTCGTGTCAGGGAGAAGTGGGCGACATTTTCTACACGGCTGGGCATTCCGTGGCAAATTGATTGCGTTTGTCGGTCGATCGGCAGAGAAATACCTGCACCCCGGATCATGGTAAATATCACCCCTGTGGTTTAGCCACACAGTATATCGGCCAAAAGGCCCGATATCATCATTTGAGTAAGGAAGCAGGTCAGCGGCAGATAGGAAAGAATCGGCGGGAACGTGACATGAGCGCCGGAGATCATCCACATTGATATTTGCCAGACGTTGATAGCCGGCCTTGATTTCGTCCAACTCTGTTCGGAGGAGATCATCCATAGGGATGTTTGCCAGACGTTGATAGTGGGCTTTGATCTCGTCCAATTCTGTTCGTAGTTGTGCGGCTGCTTTTCTTGACCTACCGGATAGCACAAAGGCACAATTCTTGAAAAAGCTGCGTATGTGCGATATAGCCCAATCAAAGAAACCAAATATGCCCAGCAGAAACAAGGGAAAAACGACAAGGCCTAGACTGATTTTAAAACCGTTGTCGGTATCATCAGCTTGCGGTTCCGCGCGTGTGGCATTTGAGGAGCTTGAGCCGCCGGATGTACCTGAGTTCCAGCCTGTGCGGTCATCATAATCATATGGACAAATTCCGCCGGTGTGCTGGTGGGCGGGATACCCGTGGTGATAGTGATATTCACCCGTGGAGCGGTCATAATGCCCGCCGTTGCTGTCGGTGCTGCCCGGATGGGCAAAGGCAACGACGACACAGAACAGGAGACAGACAGCGCAAAGCAGGAATTTCTTCATAGCCGTGTCCTTCTTGGTTTTACGCCATTTCCGAAAAGCATTTTGCATACCAAATGTCGCGACAGGAAGGAATTGTTATACCTTGCCGCTCTTGTTGGGTTTTGGACAAAATGAGTATATCAGAAATGGGAGTCCCTTTTGCGACTTGGTAAATTTCATACTTGAGATTTTCTATGCGGTTTTGGATCACCATATCCGAAACTCCGTATTCAGACGAAAGCGTGTCTACAGCCACTTCATAATCTCCACAACCAAGAACGGGATTATACATCTGAAGAAGCCGCGGAATAAATAAGTGGTAAGGAACCAATAGTTCAGCGGCACCTTCGTTTGCGTGCCATTCAAGAAAACGATTCTGCTTTGGCTTTACCTGATCGTAACACTGGAATGATGTTTGCCCGACGTCTCGATGTAGTAAAAAGTGTATAGACTCGTGACCGCAAAAAAAGTTCTGCTCAAACCGAGATTCTTTGGCGTCCAGAATAATGTGACCTTCATTACCGTCAATGGCTAGAATCCCTTTTAATCCTCGCGTTTTGAAATCGTGGGTATCAACAGATAATCCACCAGATTCGGCAATTGCCACCATATTTAATGGGTAATCAGTATCACGAATATCAATATACTGACGAATTTTCTCAATTTCTTTGTATAGCAGGGATTTGGTGTATCGCAGAGACTGCATTCGGTCACTTCTCCTTCTTTCGTTTTGCGATAATGCCAATTACGGCACGTAAATCTTCTGGATCGATGCCGCTGTCTTGAGCGTCTTTCGCTATGCTGAAATAAAGCTTATCAAGCCCCGAAATTTGGCTATCATCTTCATTTCTTCCGAGCAAATAGTCAACAGAAACGTTGAAAAAATCAGCCACTCGAGCAAGTTTATCACCAGAAGGTGTGGCGTTGTCCCACTTCCGAATGGTTCCGTTTCCAAAATCCAACCTACGTTCTAATGCAGCAAACGTTATGCCTCTGTCATCGCAGAGGCTTTTAATTTTTTCAACCAATGTCAAAAAGACAACCCCCTCACAAATTTTCAAAAAATTCGTCTGTAGGCTATTGACATAGGCTGTAAATGATGGTATATTTAGGCTACAGGCGAAACAACGTCGCAAATTTCCTAATGAGCAAATCAAAGCCAACGATTTTAATTAGGAAATTGCTAACAAATTGTGTTAAAAGACTGGCAGGTCTTTTTATATGCTGATGTTAGCACAAAATCTAATCGTTGTCAATAGCTTAATTTCTAAAGAAGGGGGGCGGTTTTTTGCTATTTGATAGAGTCAGACGCCTTTGTGAAGAAAAAGGAGTAACGATTAGTGGACTTGAAAAAATCTGCGGTTTGTCGAATGCCACGATCCGAAGGTGGAGCGTAGTCGATCCCAGCATTAGCAATGTGGCGCGGGTTGCGGACGAGTTTGGCGTTTCGATTGATTACCTGATGGGACGAGAGCCAGATGATATTTCACCGGAAGCAAAAGCACTGGCAAAGCGTTTTGACGCATTATCAGAAGAAAAACAGCAGCTTGCATTGGCTTATATGCGGGTTGTTGAAGCACAACAAGGAGGTTTTTAATCATGGCGAAGACTTGGACATTTTGGGATGCAGCAACTGCGATGGAGGATGTCCAGAGCAAGCTGGATCTGTATTGTGCGCCGCTGCGGCTGGCAATCGATGCGCTGGAGACCTATTCACCGGCAGATAAGACGGGAACGACGGAAAAGTGCAGCAACACGCTGTTGCTGGTACTCTTCAAGCTGCTGGAGTTGCAGGAATCCATGCAGTCGGCCATCGATGCGGCATATCAGCGCAGCAAGGAGAGTAAGGAGGAACTGCAATGAACGAGTTGATGATCTTTAACAACCCGGAGTTCGGGGAGGTGCGGACGCTGGAAGAGGACGGGAGGGTGCTCTTCTGCGGCAGCGACGTGGCAAAGGCGCTGGGGTATACCAATCCCAGAGATGCGCTTTCGCGCCATTGCAGGGGTGTCGTGAAACGCGACGCATGGGTACAGACCGGCGAGAAAGCAGACGGCACACCTGCGACACGGGCAACGGAAATGTCCTTCATTCCGGAGAGTGACCTGTATCGGCTGGTGTTTAGCTCAAAGCTGCCCACGGCGGAGAAGTTCACAGAGTGGGTGACGGCAGAGGTGCTGCCCAGCATCCGGAAGCACGGCGGATATGTGAACGGTCAGGAGCGGCTCAGTCCGGAGGAGCTGATGGCAAAGGCGCTGATGGTGGCGCAAAAGACGTTAGCCGAACGGGAAGCCCGACTTTCTGCACTCGCTGTTGAGAACCAGATCATGGCACCCAAGGCGGACTACTTCGACCAGCTGGTGGAGCGGAACACGCTGACCAACTTCCGGGAGACCGCCAAGCAGCTTGATATCCCGCCCAAGAAGTTTGTGGCGTTTCTGCTGGATAAGAAGTACGTCTACCGGGACAAGAAGGGTAAGCTGCTGCCGTATGAGCAGAAGAACAACGGCCTTTTCGAGGTGAAGGAGTGCTTCAATGAAAAGACACAGTGGAGCGGGACGCAGACGCTGGTGACGCCCAAGGGGCGGGAAACCTTCCGGCTGCTGTGTGCGGGAGTGTCATAATCCCACTATATACGCCTTACCACAGGAAGGAGATACCAATGATCGAGACATTAACACTGAATCAAACCGCCGCGTATCTGCGGCAGCACGGTCTGAGCATTTCCAATCCGGCGCTGGCGAACGGTATCCAGCAGGGGCAGTATCCGTTCGGCATCTGCATCGTCAGCGCGGAGGGCTGCCGGTCGTTCCAGATTTTCAAGACCCTGCTGGACAAATGGATCGCAGAAAGGACGGTGTGCGCATGATCGCCTACATCATGATCTATATCGGGGCGCTGACCGTGGCCGTGCAGTTCATGCACCTGATCGACCGGCTGGAAGGGCGGCGGTGATGAGCGAGGCAAGAAAAGCCTATTCCAAGGCGTACTACGCGGCCAACAAGCCGTATTTCGCCGCGTACCGGCGGGAGAACTCCGTGCTGATCGCCAAGTATGCCAGCGGATATTACCGGGAAAATCAGCGCCGGTATGCCGAGGGGCAGCGGTTCTTGCAGGAAGCCCGCATGCGTCTGGGTTGGTCACAGGCCGCCGTAGCCGCAGACGTAGGCGTAAGTCAGGTGACGATCTCGCGGTTGGAGACTGGGGCGCTGCCGCTGGAGACCTTCCGCAAACGGGACAAGCTGCTGGAGGTACTGGGGGTGGCGGTATGAGCGTGATGTTGGAGCATCAGGTGACACCGCAGAGCCCCTGTACACCGGATTGTCCGGACAGAAGCGGCGACTGCATGCTGCACTGCCGGCACGGGTACGCCGAGTACCGGGCGGCGCGGGATAAGGTGTATGCCGCACGGGCCGCAGCCGCAGAAGCGTCGCGGGACGCCACTGCCGGGAGACGGAAAGCCTCCGCGAAGAAGGCCCGGATGGAACACAGGCACAAGAGATAATTTTGCGGGCAACGCCCGCTGAAAAGGAGGAATTATTTTGCAGATCGAAAACCGAGAAGAAGCCCAGCGGTCTATCTTGCAGATGTGCCGGGGCGCCTTTCAGGAGCGCGTCGATTATGAAATGCCGCACCTGATGGAGAACATTTTCGACCCCAACACAGCCGCCAAGGCGAAGCGCAAAGTGACCATCACGCTGGAGCTTTGCCCCGACGACACCCGCCAGAACATCGTGGTCAACTGTCTGGTCAAGACGACGCTGGCCCCGTCCAACCCCGCCACCACGATGCTGTACGCCGTGGACGAGCATACGGTGGTGGAGATGGTGCCGCAGATCCCCGGCCAGATTGCCGTTGACGGAAGCGAACAGGAAGCACCGGCCCGCTTGAAGCTGGTCAATTTTGAATAAAAGGAGAAAGAACCATGTTGAAAGAAGCCATTGAGAAGATCGAGGAACTGGCAAAGCCGGAAATCTACAAGGATGCACTCGGAAAGTCATATGTGGTAGACAAGGACGGCGAGGCGCGGGAGATCATCCCGGAGGTGGTCTGCCAGTCCTGCCTGTGCCTGAACAGTCTGGACGCGCTGGTGCAGATGGTCAGGACGGAGGGTGTCCGTGGTGACAGCACTGCCAGCAGTGCGGACAAGCTGTATCTGTCCGTGAAGGATCACATGACCGTGGTCTGCTTCGGCCATCCGCAGAAGGACTTGCGGGAGGAACGTATTATCTACTACGAGGCGCAGGCAAAGGACGTTCCCGGCTGGGACAGCGAGGTGAAGATGGCCTTTGACAAGGCGGCTGTGGCCTTGCAGACCCGTTTTCAGGAGGGCGGCGACCGCGATTACACGCTGACGCTGCTGAGCCAGATCACCTGCGGCGCGAAAGTCACCTACAACGACATTGGCGTGGCAACGACGGTGGTCACGCAGAAGGGCGTTTCGCTCCAGCAGAACAGCACCATCCGCCCGCTGGTGAAGCTGCGGCCTTACCGCACCTTCCAGGAGGTGGAGCAGCCGGAGGGCCTGTTCCTGATCCGCATTGACGAGCGGGGCATTACCTTCACGGAGGCGGACGGCGGCATGTGGAAGCTGGCAGCCCGCAAGACCATCAAGGCCTATCTGGAGGAAGCGCTGAAGGACATGATCGACGATGGCCGTGTGGTCGTGATGATGTAAGTAAAAAAAGCCCCGGCGGAGCTGGCACTCCGTCGGGGCGGGCAAAACCCTTGAAAAAGATTTTACAAGCTTATGATAGCGGCTTTTGGGCCGCCTGTCAAGAGGAGAAGCGTATGTACCGATGCAATACGACCGGGCGGGAGTTTGAGCAGCCCCGGTATGATCCCGATTTCTGGGACAAAGGCCACGGGGCGAAGGTGTGTCCCTGCTGCGGCGACACCGACTATGACGAGGTGTTTGAGTGCGATATCTGCTGCGCTCACGTGACGTGGGACGACGGGCGCGTGGGAAGCAAGTATGGGAACAGCTTCCTGTGTCCGGACTGCCGCAAGATCGCCATTATCAACCTGTTTGAAAAGGGCGCTCAAGAGCTGGGCGACACGGAAGAAGCCTGGCTGGACGATGTGCTGGACGGCAACAGCTGGGCGAGTTTGAAGAAAATTTATAAGGAGGCCAAGGAACATGATGACAAAAGATAATCTGCGTAAGCTGACCGGCGACGAACGTCTGGGGCAGATGCGTGATTCTGAATATCTCGGCGCTGAGGACATCGACGATGATGTGGAGCCGGTGCTGACCATTGACGCACTGTGGAACGGTATGGTGACGCTCCAGCGCGGCAAGGAAAACAAGGATGTGCTTTCGTTCAAGGAGGAGCGTGTGCCGGGCATTATGCAGGTAAGACCCCTCATTATCAACTCCACCAACCGCAAAACGCTGCGTAAGCTGTTTGGCGACGCAAAGGCGGACACGCTGATGGGCAAGCAGATCCAGCTTTACATCGACCACAAGGTGCGTGATCCGCAGGATGGCGGGTTTACGGATGGTATCCGTATCCGGCCCTTTAAGCCGAGGGTCAAGAAAGAGCAGGCAGTGCCGCCCTGTGCGGATTGCGGCGGCGCCATTGAAGCGGCCATGGGCAAAGACCCCCGCTGGCTGGCGGCCTACACCGCCAAGCATTACGGCGTGTCTCTGTGCGCTGCCTGCGCCCAGAAGCGCAAGGAAGCCGCCGCTGCGGAGCAGCCGGTGGCGGAGAACACACCGGAGAATGCCGGTGAGATCGGGGAGGTGCTGTGATGGGTCTGCCTGTAGTGACGGCGGAGAACTATTTCTCCCCTGAGATGAACATGGCCTATATGGGGTCTACCCAATTCAAGGCTTTTGACCGCTGCGAGGCGGCGGCACTGGCGGAGGTGCGGGGCGAATATGCCCCCGCCGCTTCCACGGCGCTGCTGGTGGGCGGCTATATCGACGCTTATTTTTCCGGTGAGCTGCCGGTGTTTCAGGCACAGCATCCGGAGATATTCAAGCGGGACGGCGGCCTGAAAGCAGAATACGTCCACGCGCAGGATGTGATCGCCCGGATGGAGGCGGACGAGCTGTATATGCTGCTGATGTCCGGAAAGAAGCAGGTGATCCTGACCGGCGAGATCGCGGGCGTCCCCTTCAAGGTGAAAATAGACAGCCTGCTGGACGCCGGCACCTGCCGCCGGATCGTGGAGCGGTTCCCCGATACAGCGGCGGCGCTGGGCATGTGCGATGGCGCTTTGGTGGATCAGAAGGCCATGCGGGACATGAAAGATGTATGGTCGGAAGAGGAGCATGCGAAAGTCCCCTTTGTTCAGGCTTACGGCTACGACATTCAGGGCGCTATCTATCAGGCCATCGAGGGCCACATGCTGCCGTTTCTTCTGGCGGTGGGCACAAAGGAGGACGCGCCGGACATTGGGGCGCTGTATATCCCCGACAGTGAGTTGGCCGCCAAGCTGGCGGAGGTGGAGGATCGCGCCCCACGGTATCAGGCCATCAAGGAGGGCAGGATCGCCCCGCACCGCTGCGAAAAGTGCGCCTACTGCCGCATGACCAAAAAGCTGCGGGGCATCGTGGACTACCGGGAGGTGGGCGAATGCTGAATAGGACGATGGTACAGGGGCGGCTGGTGGCCGACCCTGAGATGCGCACCACGCAGAACGGTGTGGCGGTGTGTTCCTTCCGTGTGGCGTGGAGTGAAACATACAAGGAGCATGAAAAGAAGCTGTTCCTTTCCTGCACGGCATGGCGCGGTCTGGGCGAGATGATTGGAAAATACTTCCACAAGGGCAAGGAGATCATTGTGGAGGGTGCGCTGGAAACCGAGGAATATACGGACAAGGAGGGCAACAAGCGGTCGGCGGTCAAGCTGACGGTGGACAAGGCCCACTTCTGCGGCCCGAAGGACGGTTCTTCTTCCGGCGGCTACAAGAGCGCCGGGGGCGGCGTGAACGTGTCCGCTAACGAGTGGGGCGAGGTCGAGGATGAAGAGGATCTGCCTTTCTGACGCTGGCAGGCAGATCAGGCAGCAGCTGACCATGCGGGAGGTTGCGGAGCTTTACGGTTTTACCCCGGATCGGAACGGATTTATCAAGTGTCCGTTCCATTCGGGGGACAACCACGGGAGCCTGAAGCTCTATCCGGAGGATCGGGGCTGGCACTGCTTTGGGTGCAATGCCGGTGGGTCGGTCATTGACTTTGTGATGAAGCTGTTCGACCTGACCTTTCAGCAGGCGGTCTTGCGGCTGGACAGCGACTTCGGACTGCACCTGACCTATGAAGCGCCGGACAGGAAGAAAACGTCCGCGCTGCTGGAGAAGCGCCGCGCCGAGGCAGCGGAAAAAGCACGGCGCGGCGCAGAGTATCAGGCGCTGGCGGAGGAATACCGGCAGTGCTGGGACACGGTGAAATACTTCCCGCCGGTGCTGCGTGAGGATGGCACCATCTGGGTACATCCCATGTATCCGGACGCCCTGAAGGCGCTGCCGGGACTGGAAGCGCGGCTGGATGAGTTATTGGAGGCTGGAATTGGATAAAAAAGAGATCGTGCCAAGCTGGCACTATACGCTGGAGGATTTTCTGTATACCACGGCGCCCTATGAGGAGCTGGCGGAGTATGCGGACAATCCGTTTGTCCACCAGCGGATGATAGAAGCCATGTCGCGGTATGCCGCGTCACTGGGTTTCCGGCAATTAAAGCTGATGTACCGGGAGTACAACAAGGCGGTAAAGGCCAGCAGCGCCGGAGGGACTATCTATGTGGGCGACAATCCCACGCGGTTTGACGGGCAGCCGCTGGAGCTGAACGCCGGGGACTGGGAAGCCGACGACGGCGGGATACGGCGCACCTACGGCGGCGTGGAGTGCGTGGCGTGTCCCCATCCGGTGATGCCGGTGGAGCGGCTGGTGAACATCGACACCGGCGAGGAAAAGCTGCGGCTGGCGTTCCGGAAGGGCGCTGTGTGGCGTAAGTGCATCGTGGAGAAGCGGACGCTGGCCAGCGCCAACAAGGTGACGGAGCTGGCGGGGATCGGCATCGCCGTCAACAGCGAAACGGCGAAATCCTTTGTGAAGTACATCGGCGATTTGGAAAACCTGAACTATGACATCATACCGGAGCGGAAGAGCATCGGGCGGTTCGGCTATATCGCGGGCGAGGGCTTTTCCCCCTATGTGGAGGGGCTGATCTTTGACGGCGACGCCAACTTTGCCGCCATGTTCCAGACGGTGCATGAGCGGGGCAGCTTTGCCAAATGGAAGGAGATGGCGGCGGAGGTCAGGGGCATGTCGGTAACGGCCAAGATCGTGCTGGCGGCGTCCTTTGCCGCGCCGCTGCTGCAGCCGCTGGGATGCCTGCCCTTCTTCGTACACCTGTGGGGCGTGGATTCCGGCACCGGCAAGACGGTGGCCCTGATGGTGGCCGCCAGCGTTTGGGGCGACCCGTCCGTGGGCAGCTACGTCAAGACCTTTGACGGGACGGTGGTGGGCATGGAGAAAACCGCCGCGTTCCTGAACAACCTGCCGTTGTGTCTGGACGAGCTTCAACTGGCAAAGGACGCCAAAGGGCGGACGAACTTCGACGTATATCGGTTGGCGCAGGGTGTGGGCCGCACGAGGGGCAACCGCGCCGGTGGCGTGGACAAGACGCCCACATGGCATAACTGCATTCTGACCACGGGAGAAAGCCCCCTGACGGGGCAGGCGTCCGGCGCCGGTGCGGTAAACCGTGTCATTGACATTGAGTGCAAGGCCGACCGGGTGGTGATTCTGGACGGTATGCGGGTATCCGGCGCGGTGAAGCGGAACTTCGGCCACGCGGGCAAGGCATTCGTGGAGAAGCTGTATGCCGACGGGGACGATGTGCCGCAGGAGATCACAGAGCGGTATCAGGAGCTGTTCCGGGCGCTGTCGGCGCAGGACACCACGGAAAAGCAGGCTATGGCGGCCGCAGCGGTGGTGCTGGGGGATGAGCTGGCCTGCCGCTGGATCTTTGACGGGGCGGAGCAGCCCATCACCGTGGAGCAGATATCGGAGTTTCTGGCGTCAAAGGCGGCGGTGTCCGCCGGTGAGCGGGCCTATAAGTACCTGTGCGACTGGGTGACGCAGAACTCCAACAAGCTGATCGGCAAGTCGGAGACCATGGACGTGCTGGGTGCGCTGGAGGGCTATCGGGCATATATCATCCGGTCGGTATTTGAACGGGTCTTGCAGGACGCGGGATACTCCGTGGGCGCGACGGTTTCATGGCTGAAGCAGAAGTGCCTGATCGAGACGCGGGGACGGAACAACACCAAGGCCCGACGCATCAACGGCGTACCGACGGAGTGTTTTTGCCTGATTCTGCCTGATATTGAGACAGAAACGGAAGAAATGGACGAATTACCGCTGTAAACGTGGGACAACGTGGGACATGTGTCCCACACCCGCAAAGCCTTTGATACCAACGGTTTGCGGGTCATTTTTGAAAGGTGTGGGACAGTGGGACACCCATACACACCCTATAAGGGGCTGTGTGTAGAGTGGCTGTGTATATTGGATGAATATATACAATACACACGAAAGACATAAAAAAATCGTATTTTTATGTCCCACAGTCCCACGGTGGCCGCAAAGCCTTTGATACCAACGGTTTGCGCGTGGGACAGGCAGTCCCACAGTGTCCCACGGTCACACATATGTAAATAGGAGGCGTGACATGGAACTGCGCGATTATCAGCGCGAGTGCATCAAGACCATAGAAGCGCAGCCGCCGGGGTCGTATCTGTGCCAGATGGCCACGGGGCTGGGCAAGACGGTGACGTTTGCCAACATTCCACGGCATGGCCGTAACCTGATCCTTTCCCACCGGGAGGAACTGGTGCGGCAGCCGATGAAATACTACGATTGCAGCTACGGCGTGGAGCGGGCGGGAGAGCACAGCCATGGCGAGGAGGTGGTGAGCGCCAGCGTACAGACGCTGGTGCGGCGGCTGGAACAGTTTTCGCCGGACGCCTTTGACACCATCATCGTGGACGAAGCCCACCACGCGGCGGCCAACACCTACCGGAAGATACTGGACTACTTCAAGCCCCGGCTGACGCTGGGCTTTACCGCCACCCCCAACCGGGGCGACAAGGTACGGCTGGACACGGTATTTTCGGATATCATCTTTGCCCGTGACCTGCGGTTTGGTATCCAGAACGGCTATCTGTGCGACATCTACTGTATGCGGGTGGATATCGGCTACGATCTGAGCGCCGTACATACCCGCGCCGGGGACTACGCGCCGGGAGAACTGGACGAAGCCATGGAGGGTACGGCGGACGCCATTGCCGAGGCTTACGAAAAGTACGCCAAGGGCGCCACGCTGATCTTCGCCGTCAGCGTACATCATGCGGGCGAGATCGCGGCGAAGATACCAGGCGCTGTGGTGGTGACGGGCGAGACGAAGGACAGGGCCGCCATCATCGAGCGGTTTACGGCGGGGGAAATTCCCTGCATCGTCAACTGTATGGTGTTCACGGAGGGGACGGACATTCCCCGCGTGGAGACGGTGATTATCGCGCGGCCTACCCAGTCTGACAGCCTGTACAGCCAGATGGTGGGGCGGGGGCTGCGGCTCTATCCCGGCAAGGAGCGGCTGACGCTGATCGACTGCGTGGGCATTACGGGGCGGGCGTCCATCTGCACGGCCCCGTCGCTGCTGGGCATCGACATGACCAACGTGCCGAAGAAGAAGCAGAACGAGCTGGAGGGACTGCTGTTTGAACTGCCCATGAAAGCGGTGGCGGCTTCGGACTGTCCGGAGAGCTGGATACGGAACGTGGAGATCGTAGACCTGTGGGCCAAGGAGCAGAAGTACCAGACCCATGACGTGAACTGGTTCAAGCTGCCGGACGGGTCGATGGTGCTTTCTCTGCTGGGGCATGAGCGGCTGGTGCTGTCGCCGCAGGATGAGCTGGGCATGACCCGTATCACGCTGGGGGACATGACGTCGGACAAGCGGCCCATGCAAAGTGCGCTGGACAGCTGCTATGTATGGCTCTGCAACCAGCGGAAGGAACAGGCGTATATCTGGAACACGCAGGAGGTCAAGCGCTGGGGGCGGAATCCCGCCACGGACAAGCAGCTGACGATGATCCGCCGCCGCTGCAAGGGCTTTGACACGGAGGGCCTGACGAAAGGGCAGGCCAGCCAGATCCTGAACAGGCTGATGAACGGAGGGAGAAGGTAACGATGGCATCAGAGAGACAGCATCAGCAGGCGGTTATGAAGTGGGCCATGCAGCCCTCGATACGGGAGCGGTGGCCGGAACTGGCACTGCTGCACCACATCAAGAATGAGACCACCGGTGGCGCAGCGGAGGTAGCCGCCGACAAGGCCATGGGCGTGAAAAAGGGCGTTCCCGACCTGTGCCTGCCGGTGGCACGCGGCGGCTTTCACGGCCTGTACATCGAGATGAAAACGCCCAGCGGCAGGGCGTCAGAGGCACAACGCTGGTGGGTGACGAGACTGACAGAGCAGGGCTACCGCGCCACCGTATGCCACGGGTATGACGCGGCGGTGGCGGAATTGTGCTGGTATCTGTCGCTTCCGAAGGAGGCGCGGTGATGGCGGAGGTATCCAGAGTGGAGCGCTCCGCCATGCAGGGGGAGCCGATGCCCACGGGGCTGACGTGGCGGGAGGTGACGGAGTACATCGCCCTGCGTGCCCTGTACTGGGGCTTCAAGAACCGTGTATTCTCCCGTGACGACGCCAGCGCCATGAAGAAGCAGCTGATGGCGGCACTGGACGGGGCCGAGGGCGCGTATCAGTTCCAGCGGAAATGCTGGGACAATGCCGCACGGCGCTATAAGGAGACGGAACGGGCCATAAGCGCCTACCGTCTGGAACGGACGCTGGAACATGCGGACGCTCTGGTGGCAGCCTTTGACGGGCTGGAGCAATGAACAATTTAGCCTGTGCTTTTGGGCGGCATTTTGGTGAGATACTTTCTGCCTTTTTCGTGGAGGACATAAGTATCTCGGAGCGGAAACGCCGGAAGCCGCTGAAAAAGCAAGGCTTTGCGCACAGCAAGACCAACCGAAACGCATGCCTCTGTTTTGAGAGGGGTGTTTCGGTTGGTCGCGGAGAGATATTTTACAGGGTAAAGTATCTTCTTCGCGCAGACTTGAAGGAGGGGAACATGATAACAGCGCAAGAGACATTTGACAGTGAGATCATCGTTGACAATTTCGCTGGTGGCGGAGGGGCGTCAACGGGTATCGAGATCGCCGCGGGGCGATTGGTGGCGCTGGCCATCAACCACGATCCGGCGGCTATCCGGATGCACAAGACCAACCACCCGTATACGGAACATTTTCAGGCGTCCGTGTGGGACATTGACCCCGTGGCCGTGTGCCGTGGGCGGCCCGTAGGGCTGGCGTGGTTTTCGCCGGACTGCAAACATTTCAGCAAAGCCAAGGGTGCGGCGCTGGTTGACAGGAAGATTCGCGGCCTTGCGTGGATCACCCTGCGCTGGGCGGCGAAGGTACGTCCCCGCGTCATTATCCTTGAAAACGTGGAGGAGTTCCAGACGTGGGGGCCGGTGCGGAAGGGCAAGCCGGTGAAGAAGCTGGCGGGCACCACGTTCCGGAAGTTCATCGACCAACTCAATGAGTTGGGGTACACCGTGGAGTACCGGGAGCTGATCGCGGCGGACTACGGTGCGCCCACCTCCCGCAAGAGATTCTACATGATCGCCCGCTGCGATGGAAAGCCTATCGTGTGGCCGAAGCCCACCCACAGCAAGACCGGCGCGGACGGTCTGCCTAGGTGGCGCAGCGCGGCGGAGATCATCGACTGGAGCCTGCCCTGCCCGTCGGTGTTTGCTTCAAAGGCGGAGATCATGGACAGATACGGCCTGAAAGCCGTGCGGCCGCTGGCAAAGAATACCATGCGGCGGATCATTCGGGGCGTGGACAAGTTCACCATCCGCAGCGGCAAGCCGTTCATTGTGCCGACGGGGTACGGCGAACGCAAAGGACAGCTGCCCCGTGTACACGACATTGACGCGCCGGTTCCCACGGTGGTCGGCACCGGAAAGGAAAATCTGTGCAAGCCGCTGCTGGCTCCCGTGACGGTGACGAACACCAGCAACAGCGTGGGGGCGACGGTCGGAGAGCCGATGAACACGGTGAGAACCGGCGGAGGCGGTGGCCAGATGCTGGTGACGCCGTTCCTTGCGGAGTGCAACCACTCCGGCGGCGGGCATATCGCGCCGGTGGGAGACGCCCACAAGACCATTACGGCAAAGCATACCGGCGGTATCGTGGCACCGGCCCTGATCCAGTACCACACGGAGCAGACAGAGCATGTCCGGGCGTCAGGGCTTGGCGCACCCATCAATACGGTGGACGCTTCCAACCGCTACGGCCTGACCTGCGCCAGTCTGGTGGAGTATTACACCGGCGGCAGGCCGCTGGACGTGCAAGACCCTATGCACACGGTGACAAGCCATGACCGCGAGGCGGTGGTGGCGGCGCATATCGCCAAGTATTACGGCGGTGTGGTCGGTGAAAAGGCGGAAGATCCTTTGCCGACGGTGACGACCATTGACCACAATGCGGTATGTGCGGCCCATGTGGTGAAGTTCAAGGGCGACAACCTGGGACACGGCATGAACGAACCGATGCAGACCGTGACCACCAGCGCCGGTGAGTTTGCGCTGTGCAAGGCACATCTGGCGAAGATGCGCAGTAGCGATGATCTGGGATACTGGCCAGAGATTCGCGCCCTGCTGAACGAGTTCTGCGGCTATACGCTGGCGGAGGATGATGTGCTGCTGTTGGAAATCAGCGGAGGCCTGTACTACATTGCGGACATTGGGCTGCGGATGCTGTCGCCCCGCGAGCTTTACAATGCCATGGGATTCCCAACCGACTACATCATTGACCGTGACTATGAGGGCCACGAGTACAAAAAGAGCGCACAGGTGGCGCGGTGCGGTAATGCGGTGTGCCCGCCGGTGGCGTCCGCGCTGGTGCGGGCTAACCTGCCGGAGTGGTGCGGCGTGACCATCACCACAATGGCGCAGCTGATGGACTGCGTGGCGGTATAGGAGGACGAAAGGAATGAGCAATAAGCAAACCATTATGCAATTAGCCAACGAGGTTATCAGGTACCTAAACGCCTGTGCCGATGAGGCTTTTGTTGAAAGCGTTTTGGAGTGTATCAATGACGGCGTGGAGTTCGGCGAAGACGAGATCAGGGAGGTGGAGTGATGGCGAAATACATTGACCGGGAAGCAGTGCTTGCGAAATTAATGCAGGACGGGTGCAGCGCAAAAAACTTGCAGTCCATTATGGAAATACCCGCCGCCGACGTGGCACCGGTGGTGCATGGGCGGTGGTTAACGCATTATCGCAGTGGTCTGGCTGTTGCGGCAGGCTTTGTGTCATCCTGCTGCGATATGTGGGCTGAACGCTGGTCAGACTACTGCCCACACTGCGGGGCGAAGATGGATCTGTGAGGAGGGGAAGCAATGGCGCGGTATTTCAAGATCACGGAGATCGACGAGGATACCTTTGCACGTGAGACGGGCGATTTCCTTGACTGTGATTCGGTGGTCGACCCGGTGGACGGGCATGTTTACGTCGCGGTCGATGATAACACGGAAGATGAGTTTTCGGTGTATCTGGACGCATTTGACACTGAGGAACTGGCCGGAGGTTGATCTATGTCCGGCGCAAATGAAAATACGATGGGAAAAGGAGTAAGAGCATGAAGGTTTTTATCAGTCAGCCCATGAAGGGCAGAAGTGAGGCGGATATCCGGAATGTGCGGAATATGGCGGCCACGATGGCGGACATTTTCTGCGCTGAATTTGAGGAGGAGACCGAGATCCTTGACAGCTATATCAGCAATGTGCCGAAGGGCGGTACAATGCCGCTGCGCTTTCTGGCGCGGTCTCTGGATCTGCTGGCGCAGGCGGATGTGGTGATCTTTGCCCCCGGCTGGGAAAGTGCGCGGGGCTGCCGCATTGAAGAACTCTGCGCCAAAGAGTACGGGATCAAGTACATGCTCTATATGCGGCCTGATGGCTGGGACGCCAGAATACTGCTCCGTACCCACGACGAGCCGACGGGAAAGCGTGAGCCGATCGGGATATGCCCGGTATGCGGGGCGCGTCAGGTCAGGTGGGACCCGCATAAGGACAGATGCTATTGCCGTGTGTGCGGCTGGAGGGAGTGACATGAGCAGGCCACGGTATGACTGGTGGAGCTATGTCAAGGCCATGATCCGGCGCTATCCGGACGCGGTGACGGAACGGGAGCGCTGCGCGGTGGAACAGGCTGTTGCTGTGACACGGGGCCTTTCCGCCGGTGCGGAGCGGATGGCGCTGGTGGACATGATCTTCTGGCGGCGCTCTCATACCCTGTCCGGTGCGGCGGATGCCTGCCACGTTTCGGAACGTACCGCGAGACGGTGGCACACGGCGTTTATCCGGCTGGTGGCACAAAAATTCGGGCTGACCGAGTGAAAAGTTGGCCTTAAAAAGCCATTTGAGTATGCTATGCTGTAATTGGGCTTGGGATGCCTTGGTAGATTTCATAAGAATACCTCTCCTTTTGGACAGCCGTGCCGGTTATGGGTACGGGCGGCGCGGCTGTCCCGCATGGCGCCGTAGCTCAGTTGGCAAGAGCACGGAAGAGGGCGCGGGTTCGAGTCCCGCCGGCGTCAACCTTTCTCCTGCGTGTCTGCTTGGGTAGCCTGTGAAGAGAATGAGGGTCGTACCGAAAGGGCGGCCCTCATTCTCTTTTTGGATTGGATGAACGATATGACAATGAAAGAACTGATCGCCAGCTATGAGGAATCGCTGGCGCTGCTGCGCGGGCGGCTGAAGGAGCTGCGCGAGGCGGAAGCCAATGCGGAGACAGCGGCACAGCGGTGGGAATATCACCGCAGGTACCTTGAGCTGGAACAGCTGCGGGCAACAACATCACAGGTGACAAAGTACATGAAGCAGAAGTACGGAGAGGAGAAACATGCGACACCAGATCGCAGGAAAGCAAAGCAAGCCTCTGGACGAGTATCTGCAAGACAGAAAGATTTTTCAAGACTGGCAGAGAGATTCCTCCAGTCTCTTTGATAACCGTCCGGTCATTACTACGGTAATAAAAATGCTGCCGGTGGTCATGGAAAAGGAGCTGTCCGAGATGCAGCAGTATGTTGTGAGCGAGGTATATCTGAAGGGCCGCACGGTGACGGAGGTCGCCCGCGAGATGGGGGTAAACAAGTCTACGATATCCCGGTGCGCGACGCGCGGCCTGAGCAATCTATATCGCATTATGAAATATGTCCTGCTGGCGTGTAACCGCTTGCAGGGTGTGCTGGAGGAGGATGAATGTGAATGAAAAGAATCTTATCCCCTTCGACCAGCGAACAGAGGAGGAACGGAGAAGGATCTGCTCCGCCGGTGGAAAGGCGTCCGGTGCGGCACGGCGGCGGAAACGCAGCTTAAAAGAGGCTGCCGACCTGTATCTGTCGCTGCCGGTAGAGGATAAGCGCCGATGGAATAAGCTGTCCCGCCGCTATCTGGACGCGGAGGACATTGACAACCAGATGGCCATGGTGGTGGCGCTGTGGGATGGAGCCGTGTCCGGCGATGCAAGGTCGGCCAAGGTGTTGATCGACCTGCTGGGCAAGGACAGCGAGGAGGACAGCAATGCCGCCCAGCTGACCATGGACGCAGAACTGGAGGAGTTCAGCGAATGAGACAGCTTGTGATACAGCGGCCCAACGAGCGGCAGGCGGTATTCCTGCGGGCCAGAGCAAAGCATATCGGCTTTGGTGGGGCGCGTGGCGGCGGTAAGAGCTGGGCCGTGCGCACCAAGGCCAAGCTGCTGGCGGTGCGGTATCCCGGCATCAAAATGCTGATCGTCCGGCGCACCTACCCCGAACTGATGAATAACCACATCCGGCAGCTGCGTACTGAGCTGCTGGGGGTGGCACGGTATAACGACAAGGACAAGATTCTGGCCTTTGCCAACGGCAGCACCATCAATTTCGCCTACTGCGCCAAGGACGGCGACCTTGACCGGCTGCAAGGCACGGAGTATGACGTGATCTTTCTGGACGAGGCGACGCAGCTCTCCGAGTACCAGATGAAAACCATCACCGCCTGTCTGCGGGGCGTCAACGATTTTCCCAAGCGGGTGTACTACACCTGCAACCCCGGCGGGCAAGGCCACCAGTACATCAAGCGGCTGTTCATCGACCGGCGGTTCGAGAGCGGCGAAAGGCCGGAGGACTATGTGTTTATCCAGAGCCGCGTCACCGACAACAAGGCGCTGATGGCGGCACAGCCGGACTATATCCAGCAGCTGGAAGCCCTGCCGGAGAAACTGCGCAAGGCGTGGCTGGAAGGCGACTGGAACGTATTCGAGGGGCAGTTCTTTGAGGAGTTCGCCGACGATCCCGACCACTACGCCGACCGCCGCTTTACCCATGTGATAGACCCCTTCGAGGTGCCGCCGGAGTGGACGATCTACCGGAGCTTCGACTGGGGCTATGCGCGGCCCTTCTCCTGCGGGTGGTGGGCCGTGGACTACGACGGGACGCTGTACCGCATTCTGGAGCTGTACGGCTGCACCAGAGAAGCGAATACCGGCGTGAAGTGGACGCCGGACAAGGTGTTTGCGGAGATCCATCGGGTGGAGACGGAACACCGGTGGCTGAAGGGCAAGCAGATACAGGGTGTGGCCGACCCGGCCATCTGGGACGCGGAGAGCGGCGAGAGCATTGCCGAGACGGCGGCGCGGCACAGGGTGTACTTCGCCAAGGCCGACAACAAGCGGCTGCCGGGGTGGATGCAGGTGCATTACCGGCTGGCCTTTGACGAGGCGGGCAAGGCCATGATGTATGTGTTCCGTGGCTGCAAGGCGTTTATTCGGACGCTGCCGCTGCTGCAATACGATGAGCACGCGGTGGAGGACGTGGACACCGACGGCGAGGATCACATTGCCGATGAGACCCGGTACATGTGCATGGCGCGGCCTATCAAGCCACGGATGGCACCCAAGCGCGACCCCTATCTGGACAATCCCATGTATACGGCGCTGGACATTCCCAAGGAGGATGTACTGCCCGCGCCGGAGTTCATACCGATGCAGGTCAAGGAGATCGAATGATGAAAGAAAAAGAAGTCATGACAACGGAAAATGCGCCGGTGCGGATCGGCATCGGTGTGGAGCAGCTGCGGGAAGCGGCACAGACCCTGCGGAAGTACAAGCAGGGCAAGGCCAATCTGGAGCAGCGGGTGATCGACAATGAGGAGTGGTATCGGCTGCGGCACTGGGAGTGTCTGCGGCAGGGCAGCAAAAAGCAGCAGGTGGAGCCTGTGAGCGCATGGCTGCTGAACTCCATCGCCAACAAGCATGCCGACGCCATGGACAACTTCCCCGCCCCCAACATTCTGCCCCGTGAGCCGGGGGACGTGAAGGAGGCGCGGCAGCTGTCGGCCATCGTGCCGGTGGTGCTGGAGCAGGCGGGCTTTGAGGCTACCTACTCCGAAGGCTGGTGGGACAAGATCATTGGCGGCACAGCCATCTATGGCGTGTTTTGGGACGGCAGCAAGCTCAATGGGCTGGGCGACATTGCCGTGGAGCCGGTGGACATTCTGAATCTCTTCTGGGAGCCGGGTGTCACCAAGATCCAGAACAGCGCCAACGTGTTCCATGTGAAGCTGGAGGACAACGCCGCTTTGGAGCAGGCGTACCCTGAGCTGTCGGGCAAGCTGGGCGGCAATGGGCTGGATATCAGCAAATATGTGTATGACGACACCGTGGACACCACGGAGAAAAGCGTGGTGGTGGACTGGTACTACAAGAAAAAGCAGAACAAAAAGACGGTGCTGCACTACTGTAAATTCGTGGGGGATACGGTGCTGTACGCCACGGAGAACGAGAACGGCGAGGGCTGGTATGACCACGGGAAATACCCCTTCGTGTTCGACCCCATGTTCCGTGTGAAGGGGACGCCCTGCGGCTTCGGCTATATCGACATTGGCAAGGGGGCGCAGGAGTACATTGACCGTGGGGATCAGGCAGTGATGCAGAACATGCTGTCAAACGCCAAGCCCCGGTACTTCGTCCGCTCCGACGGCTCTGTGAATGAGCGGGAGTATGCCGACATGACGAAGGATTTCGTCCACACCGACGGCAATCTGGGACAGGACAGCATCCTGCCAGTAGTGGGCAAGGTGCTGAACAGCATCTATCTGAACGTGCTGGACAGAAAAGTGGACGAGCTGAAGGAGACCACCGGCAACCGGGACGTGTCCACCGGCGGCTCTACCTCCGGCGTGACGGCGGCCAGCGCCATTGCGGCCATGCAGGAGGCGGGCAGCAAGCTGAGCCGCGACGGCAACAAGGCGGCCTACCGTGCCTTCCGTGAGGTGGTGGAGCTGGTGGTGGAGCTGATCCGCCAGTTCTATGACCTGCCCCGTCAGTTCCGCATTCTGGGCGAGAACGGCCGGGAGGATTTCGTCAGCTACACCAACGCCGGAATCAAGCCTGTGTATCAGGGTATGGAGATGGGCGTGGACATGGGCTATCGGCTGCCGGTGTTCGACATTGAGATCACGGCGGAGAAGGCCAGCCCTTACAGCAAGCTATCTCAGAACGAGCTGGCGCTGCAATTCTTCGGGGCCGGGTTCTTTAATCCCCAGATGACCGATCAGGCGCTGGCGTGTCTGGAGATGATGGACTTTGACGGCAAGGAGCAGATCATGCAGCGCATCAGCGCCAACGGGACGCTGTATCAGAGCCTGATGATGGCACAGCAGCAGGCGGTGGCTATGGCCCAGCTGGTGGATATGAAGCTGGGCACCAACTACGCCATGCAGCTGCTGGGCGGTGCGCAGGGAGCGCAGCAGCCTATGCCGGGCAGCGTTCCCGATACCGGCAACAGCGGCGGCGAGAGCAGCGTGACCGCCAACGCCAGAAAGGAAGCGGCAGACCGTGCCGCACCGGTGTAAGCCATGGTGCGGGTAGAATTTTCCCGGTGCGGCGGCACCTATGTGCTGCATATGACCGGCCACGCGGGACAGGCTGAGGCGGGACATGACGTTGTGTGCGCGGCGGCCACCATCCTGTGTTATACAGTGGCCCAGACTGCCCTTGACCTCTATGAGCAGGGGAAACTCCGCAAAAAGCCACGGACAGACGTGAGCAAGGGCGACGCCACGGTGACGCTGTGCCCCCGGCAGGACGCGGCGGCGGAGGTGCTGGCGGCGCTGCGGACGGTGGAGACGGGATTTGCATTGCTCAGTCACCACTATCCGGGGTATGTAACATTCAGGCGTATGCCTTAATGATATAGGATTCGCCCACCTGACGGGCAGATTACGGTTTCGCCCACCTACGGGCAGGAGGATACCATGAAAAATTTGTACCGTTGGCTCGGTCTCCAGCTGTTCGCAGAGGGGGACGGCGGCACAGCAGCGGGCACCACGGGCGCGGCGGCTGGCACTACCAGCCAGCAGGCTGAACAGAATGCACCCGACGCCGGGGCGCAGCAGCAGGCAGAGCCTGCAAGAGATCTTGGCAAGGAATTTGACGCGCTCATCAAGGGCGAGTTCAAGGACGTGTATGCCAAGCGGGTACAGGATACGGTGACGCGGCGCCTGAAAGGCCCCAGTGCTGACGCGGAGAAATTCCGCGCCATGCAGCCGGTGATGCAGATGCTGTCCCAGCGCTATGGCGTGGACGCTGCCGATATCAAGGCGCTGTCTGCTGCCATCGAGGAGGACAACGCCTTCTATCAGGAGGAGGCGGATCGTCTGGGCATCAGCGTGGATCAGGTGAAAGCCATCCGCAAGACGGAGCGGGAGAACCAGCAGCTGAAGGAGCAGCTGGCCGAACGGGAGAACCGTCAGCGGATGGAGCAGAACATCGCCAAATGGTCGCAGGAGGCGCAGGCCATCGCGCAGAAGTATCCGGGACTGGATCTGGAGAAGGAGCTGGGGAACCCGCAGTTCTTCAATGCGTTGATGAACGGGGCCAGCGTGGAGGGCGCTTACTGGGGCCTGTACCACGACCAGCTGATCCCGCAAGCCATGCAGTACACCGCTCAGGAGACGGAGCGGAAGCTGGCGGCTAAGATCCAGGCACAGGGCCAGCGCCCCACGGAAAACGGTGCGGGCGCCGGTGTGACCATGAAGAGCGACGTGTCGAAGCTCTCCGACAAGGATATGGATGATCTCATCCAACGTGCAAGGAGGGGCGAGAAGATCTGCTTCTGACCTCTCCGGAAGGGAGATTTATGAAAACCGTTAAAAACTTTTTTATGATGGCGCTGGACATTCAGCTGTTTGCTGATGTGACCAACACCACCGGCTCCAACTCCTCCGGCAACAACCTGTCGGCGGAAATGAAAACCTTCTATGACAAGGTGCTGCTGCGTGAGGCAGGCCCCAATCTGGTGCATAGCCAGTTCGGCCAGAAGCGCGACATCCCCAAGGGCAGCGGTAAGACCATCGAGTTCCGCAAGTTCAACCAGCTGCCCAAGGCGCTGACCGCCCTGACGGAAGGTGTGACCCCCAGCGGCGGTGCGCTGGACGTGACCAGCCTGTCCGCCACCGTGGCACAGTACGGCTACTTCGTGCGTGTGTCCGATGTGCTGGATCTGACCGCCATCGACAATGTGATCGTGGAGGCCACCCAGCTGCTGGGCGCACAGGCGGGCGTGACCATGGATACCGTGGTGCGCAACCAGCTGTCGGCGGGCAATAACGTGCTGTTCTGCCCCACCGTGGCCAGCGGCACCGAGACCGCCGTGACCCTGCGCAAGAACATGAACACCACCAGCCAGCTGACCGTGAAGATGATCCAGAAGGCCGTTGCCACCCTGAAGAAGAACAACGTGCCGACCTTCAACGGCGACTATGTGGCGATCATCCACCCCTATGTGGCCTACGACCTGCAGCGTGACCCTGAGTGGATCGACGCCCACAAGTATGCCCAGCCGGAGAACCTGTTTACCGGCGAGATCGGCAAGGTGGCCGGTGTGCGCTTCGTGGAATCCACCGAGGCCAAGGTGTGGAAGGACAGCGATTGTCCCCAGAAGTCTGCGGCCAGCGGCAGTGATCCCGCTACCTACTACGGCGTGTTCTCCACGCTGGTGCTGGGCAAGAACGCCTACGGTGTGACCGAGGTGACGGGCGGCGGTCTCCAGACCATTGTCAAGCCTCTCGGCGCCGGTGAAGATCCCCTGAACCAGCGCTCCACCGTGGGCTGGAAGGGTATCCTTACCGCCAAGATCCTGCTGGAGCAGAATATGGTGCGTATCGAATCCGTCTCCGCTGAGTGGAGCGGCACTGTGGACGCCAACTGACATACCGCGCGGCGGGGGATACGCTCCCCCGCCGCAGAAGAAAGGATAACGACATGGATAATGAAAACCTGAATACCGCCCAGACTGCGCAGACCGCGCAGGACACCCCTCAGACCGCGCCGGAGCCTCCCAAGAAGGAGAAGCCCAAGAAGGAGAAAATGGTGAAGGTGCTGCTGCCGCTGCTGGAAAACGGCGACACGGAGCAGTATGTGGCCGTGAACGGCCGCAGCTTCCTGATCCGCAGAGGTGAGGAAGTGGAAGTGCCGGAGTGCGTGGCGGAGGTGCTGCGCCTGAGCGAAAAGCAGAAGCGGGCAGCATACCTCTACCAGCAGGAGGCTATTCGCCAGAGTATGCAGGGCGGCAACATGTAAGCAACTATGAGGGGGCCTGTGCGCCCCCTTCCTTTCTATGAGAGGAGGGCGTCGCGCCTATGAAAGCACAAGATGTGTTCAACGCAATCGACCAGCTGAAGCCAAACGATTTTAACCGCAGCGAAAAGCGGGGGTGGCTCAAGCAGCTGGAGCAGATGATTTTGAGAGAGATCATCATTCCGCACGGCGGTACGGTGGAGGATGTAGAGCTGGAGGATTTCGGCGACGAAACTGAACTGCTGGCACCGCCGCCTTATGACAATATCTATGAGCTGTGGTTGGAGGCGCAGATCGACCGGCAATACAGTGAGATCGCCAAGTACAACAACTCCATCACAGCGTTCAATGCGGCGTATCAGGCATTTTCCAACTGGTACAACCGCACCCATATGCCGCTGGGTGAAGCGGTGAAATACTGGTAAAGGAGGGATAGATGTGCGCTGTCCTACCCTGACGGAGATCAGCCAGAGCCGGGAAATGGTCTCGGTCTTTGGCGGGTATAACCACAACATGCGTATCGGAGAAAACGAGTTCTTTTATATGCAAAATATGTCCTCGGACGATTATCCCATGCTGTCTACCCGGCGCAGACGCGGCGCGGTGATGCAAATGACCACGCCGCAGGGGCTGCTGGCAAAGGATGCCATGGCCTATGTTGACGGCGGAAAGCTGTATTACAACGGCGCGGAGGTCACAGGGCTGACGCTGACGGAAGGTGAAAAGCAGCTGGTGAGCATGGGTGCGTATCTGCTGATCTGGCCGGATAAGAAGTACCTGAACACCAAAAATCTGACGGACTACGGCAGCATGGAGGCTACCTATGAGAGCAGCGGCACCGTGACCTATTCCCTGTGCATGGCGGACGGCGGTGCGCTGGGGAAGGTCAGTTCCTCCAAGCCGGAAGAGCCGGAAGCCGGGGAATACTGGATCGACACCACCCAGACGCCCCACAGCCTGATGGTGTGGAGCGCTTCCACGGAGATGTGGACGGGTGTCGGCACGGTATATACCAAGATTCAGGCGGAGGGTATCGGGGCCAATTTCGCCGAGTATGACGGCGTGAAGATCAGCGGCGCGGCCTATGGCGGCGACAGCACCGTGGTGAAGGAGCAGTTTGACAGCCTGAACGGCACGAAGGTCATTTATGCCAGAGACGATGACTATATCGTGGTGGTGGGGCTGATCGACCTGACCTATGAGCAGACAGACGGCGCCGTGACGGTGGGGCGTGTGGTGCCGGACATGGACTATGTGTGTGAAGCCCAGAACCGTATCTGGGGCTGTAAATACGGCATGGTGGACGGCAAGGCCGTGAACGAGCTGTACTGCTGCGCACTGGGCGATTTCAAGAACTGGAACCGCTTTCTGGGCATCTCTACCGACGCATGGGCCGCTTCCGTCGGATCGGATGGCGTGTGGACGGGGGCGGCCAACTATCTGGGCTATCCCACATTCTTCAAAGAGAACGTGATCCACCGCATTGCCATCAGCTCCAGCGGCGCCCATCAGGTGATGGAAACGGTGGGGCGCGGTGTGCAGAGCGGCAGCTACAAGAGCCTGAGCGTGTGCAATGAGGTGCTGTATTACAAATCCCGGTCTGGCGTGTGTGCCTATGACGGCTCTTTCCCCGCTTCCATTGGCGCGTGCTTTGGCGGTAAGCTGTACGGCGGCGCTGTAGGCGGCAGTTTCGGCGGAAAATATTACCTGAGTATGAAGGACGCGGGCAACACATGGCACCTGTTTGTCTATGATGTGGAGAAGAATCTGTGGCACCGGGAGGACAACACCCATGTGATGCAGTTCGCCGCTATGGACGACGACCTGTATTTCATCGACGCAGACAGCAAAAAGATGATGTGCGTGATGGGAACGCAGGGCGAGCTGGAGGATGATCTGGAGTGGTGCGTGGAAACGGGAAGTATTGGCTTCAATTATCCCGATAAAAAGTATCTGAGCCGCTGGAATATCCGCATAAATCTGGAGGCGGGCAGCAATTTGAGGATGGACGTACAGTATGATACGGCTCCGGACAGCGGTGGGCTGGCGCATTGGAAGATGCAAAACGGCGGCAGCAAAGTGGCAGATATGAAGTTTGCCAACACCGCCACGCTGACAGTTCCCGTCCGGCCGCGCCGCTGCGACCATATGCGGGTACGCCTGTCCGGCAAGGGCCGGGTGCATATTTTCTCCATTGCCAAAATTCTGGAACTGGGGAGTGATCTATAATGGCAAACTATCCGCTTCCGCCGACACTGCAAGGAAATCAGGTGCAGCAGCTGGCGGATGTGCGGCGGTATCTCTTCCGCCTTGTGGAGCAGCTGAACACCAGTGCCGAACAGCTGGGCAGCGCACAGGCAGGCGGGAACGGGAGCGCCGCCATGTCTGCCGCCGGCGGCGCGGCAGGCGGCAAGACTGAACTGAATGCCGCGCAGGAAGAACTGAAAACGCTGATTATCAAGACTGCCAACACGGTACGCCATGAAATGGACATGCTGACGGCACGGCTGGAGAGCGAGTATGTGGCGCAGTCGGAGTTCGGCACCTTCCGCGAGACGGTAGCCAACGATATTACGGCTTCCGCCATGGGGCTGGAACAGAGCTTCAAGACGTACAGCGAGATCATGGACAACTATATCACCACCACAAACGGCTATATCCGGCAGGGTGTGGTGGGATATGAGGGACTGGCCCCTGTGATCGGTATTGCCATCGGGCAGGACATCCGCGTGACCGGGGCAAAGGAAACGGTGGGCGGCAAGGAATATGAGGTCATTGATACCACACAGAACATGAGCGTGTGGACGGCCAAGAAGCTGTCGTTCTACGTCAACGGCTCGGAGGTCGCGTATTTTGCCAACGACGCGCTGTATGTGACCGGCATCCACACAGGGACGGTGACGTTCCCCAACTGGGTGGTGGACGATGGCAACGGCCTTTCCTTCCGCTGGGCAGGAGGCAGCGCATGAGTACGACGTATACATGGGGCAGCGCACCGGTGCTGTCCTTCACGGTATCGGACAATATCACCCGTGACAGCGGCACAGCTTATTCCGGCTATCTGACGGTGACATTGGGCGGATGCAGCGGCGGCAGCTATTTCGGCTATTCCATCAGCTGCACGGTAAATGGGCAGACGGTACAGCTGAAGGGCAACACGCCCAGCACATGGTCATCCGGGACATACAGCTATCGCTTCTATGTGTCGGGCAATTCCACGGCCAGCAGCATCACCATTTCTGTCCGCATGAGTTCCAACAGTGGACGCAGCGACGGTGTAGCCAGCTATACCACCAGCATCGGCTCCTATTCCGGCGGCAGCAGTGGCGGCGGCAGCACAGAGCCGTCGGCGGGAGCGTCTGTGCCCACACTGAGCAAGAGCAGCGCCAAGCTGGGCGAGACTGTGACCATTTATACCAACCGCCAGAACTCCCGCTATACCCATACCGTGACCTATTCGGTGGGCGGCAGCAGCGGCACCATTGCTACCAGCGTGGGGGCAAGCTGCACATGGACGCTGCCCACAAGCCTGATCGACAAGGTAAATACCGGCGGCACCAGCTGTACCATCACTGTGACCACCTACTACTACGGCTCCAGCAAGGGCAGCAGCACCGTGCGCCTGACGGTGTATCCGCCGGACGGCGCTGCGCCGACGGTGGCAAGCGGCTGGGCCAGCGTGAGCCGCGATAACAGTCTGATTCCCAATGTAAGCGCATGGGTGAAGGGCTATTCCAAGGCAAAGATTACCTTCGATTCCAGCAAGGTTACTGGCAACTACAATGCCACCATCAGCAAATTCTCCATTCTCTATGACGGTGAACGGACGGATGCGGTGAATGGTGTGGCAACCACGAAGGTCTTGACGGATGTGAGCGCCACTGTGTTCTGTACGGTGACGGACAGCCGGGGAAACTCCACCACGGAGGCTGTTGTGGTGCCGGTGCTGGACTATGCGCCGCCTACTATCACCAATACGGCGGTGTATCGCTGCGACGATGCACTGCTGGCGGCAGATGATGGCGTACATATCGCGGCAAAGGCCACGGCGGGCTGCACCTCGTTGGGCGGAGCCAATAGTGTGACCCTGAAAGCCGCCTATAAAGCGGCAGACGCCGCCAGCTATGGCGCGGAGGTGGCATTGCAGAGCGGTGTGGCCGGAATGGTGACAGGCAGCGCGGACATATCCACCATGCAGAGCTACATGGTGCGCCTGACCGCCACGGACAAGCTGGGCAACAGCACCGTATATGAAAAGGCGGTACCCACCAAGTCGGTGACATTCCACCTGAAAGGTGGTGGTAAAGGCGCAGCTTTCGGAAAGTATGCGGAGACCGACGACTATCTGGACTGCCAGTGGAAGGCGAAATTCGCCCAGTCCGTGGAGATCGCAGAGGGGCTGACCGTAGGCGGGCAGGCGCTGGCGGACATCATCAAGGCGGTGGTAACGCCGCTGCTGCCCAGTGTGCTGGATATTGACGCCATCTATCCGGTGGGCAGCGTGTATATCACGGTGTCTGATGAGGAGCCGGAAACACTGTTCCCGGGGACTTACTGGGAGCGGCTGCCGGGACGGTTCCTTCTGGGCGCCAGCACGGGGTCATATGAAAACGGGGCGACCGGCGGTGAAGCGCAGGTGACGCTGACCACCAACGAAATGCCCTCCCACGATCATACGGGTACGACTTTGGGCGACGGTACGCATAGCCATACTTTCCCCGGACGTAGTTCCAACGGCAACAGCGGCCCCAGTGCGGAGAGCTTTGCCAGTTCCGATGATGCCCGCACGCTATATACGAACAGCGATGGTTATCATACCCATGGATTTACTACCAATTCAGCAGGCGGCGGCGCTGCCCACAACAACATGCCGCCGTATCTGGTTGTCAATATGTGGAAGCGCACACAATGAAAGGAGGGCCGACAATGGCATTTTCTTATAAAGATTATCAGGAGAGCGACCGGGTCAAGAAACTGGCGGAGCGGCTTGCACAGCTGGAAGCGCAGAAGCCGGGAGACTGGACAGGCGGGCAGTACGGCCAGCAGATGCAGGAGGCACTGGACGCTATCAAGAATCGGAAGAAGTTCAGCTATGACCTGAACGGCGACGCGCTTTACCAGCAGTACAAGGACAAGTATGTGCAGCAGGGCAAACAGGCCATGCAGGACACCATGGGGCAGGCGGCGGCACTGACGGGCGGCTATGCCAGCACCTATGGGCAGGCGGTGGGCCAGCAGCAGTATGACGCCTATTTGCAGAATCTGAACGACGTGGTACCAGAGCTTTACCAGCTGGCTTTGAGCCGGTATCAGATGGAGGGCGACGACCTCAAGACCCAGTACAGCCTGCTGGCGGATCAGTACCAGCAGGAGTACGGCCAGTACCGGGACAAGGTGGGCGACTGGCAGACGGAGCGGAATTTCCTGTCGGGCCGGTATGATTCGGAACGAAATCTGGATTATGGCATGTGGGGCGATGCCAGAGACTTCGCCTATACCGACTACCGCAACGGCATTGCGGACGAGCAGTGGCGCAGGCAGTATGAGGAATCCGTCCGGCAGTTTAACGAGCAGATGGCCCTCTCCCGTGAGCAGTTCGCATGGCAGCAGGAGCAGGCACAGGCGGCTGCTGCGGCAAAGAGCAGCGGCGGAGGAAGCTCCAGCGGCGGCAAGAGCAGCGGGAAGCAGCAGAATGCGGAGAACTATACTTCGTCTACGGCGCTGCGGCTGGCTTCGGCGTCCAGTGCCTCGACGCAGGGACAGCTTATGGCGCTGGAGTCTATGTATGAAAACGGCAATATCACCAAAAAGCAGTACAGTGATTTGGCATACGCGCTGAAAAACCCCGGTAAGTAAGGAGGATGGCCCATGGGTTGGCAGGATATTTACAAGAAGAAAATGCAGGCAGCGGGCCTTGAGAACGACATCCGCAGCACGGACGATGTGCAGGTTTTTTATAGAAAAGAACCGGAGCAGTACGGTGACTGGCGGGACAGCTTCATGAAGAAAATGGAGGATTCCGGCTTGTCCGGTGATATTCGGCTGGGGCAGACACAGACCAACGCCAGACAGACTGTGACGGCACCAGCGGCCCCGGCCACAGAGACACCAAAAAAGACGGGGCGGCGGATCATGTCTCCCGGCGGCACGTTTCTGGGTGGATTCTCCTTTGCGGGAGATCGGCAGAAAACCGAAAAGGAGCTGGCAGACGAAAAGGCCCAGCAGGAGGCGTATCTTCAGGAGTACCGGCGGCTGGCAAGCCTTGATCTGGACAAATACCGCACGGAGGTGGAACAGGCCGAGAAAAAGGCGCAGGAGAGCAAGAAACCGTATAATATCCACGCCTTTGGCGCGTATAATCCGCAAAAGACGGAAGCAGAGCGGGACTATGCCGCCAAGAAAGCCGACCTGAACAAAGCCGAGAGCATCCAGTATGACATCAAGGGCCGCGAGGCGCTGGACAATCTGACGGAGGAGCAGACCGCCGCGCTGGAGGTGCTGGCAGACACAAAGGGAGTTCCCGCCGCCTCGGCGCAGGCCGACTACGACCGAAAGGTTGCCGCACGGGATGCGCTGCTGGCATCCGGCTTTACGGAGGATGAGCTTTCGCAGTTGGTGAATTATCAGCGCAATATCCCCAAGCGTGAGAAGAACGCGGAGCGGTACGCCAAGGTACAGGAGATGGCGCGGAATGAGGGCGAGAAGTCGCCTATTGGCGGCACGCTGCTGTCGGTTCCGGCCAATCTTCTGAGCGGTATCGGTACGGTATACACGGCAGTGGAGAAAATTCGGAATCCCGACACCCCGGCGGACTACAATTCTCCTGCCATGCTGCCTTATGCCTACGCAAGCGGTGTGCGGGGCGAGGTGACGAAGAACCTCCAGTATGACCACGGGGACGTGGCGGCGTTTGCGTATGGTGTGGGTACGTCTATGCTGGACAGCGCGGCCACGGTGGCACTGGCCGCGCTGGGTGTTCCGCCTGCTGCCGCTTCGGCCACGCTGGGCGGCGCGGCGGCCACCGACGCCATGGTGGCGGCCAAGGAGCGGGGACTGGACGATACTCACGCTATTGTCACCGGTACAGTGGCAGGTGTGCTGGAATCCTTTTTTGAGAAGTGGAGCCTGGAAAGCCTGATTCACATGGATCTGCCCAGCGGTACGGCGAAGCAGAAGCTGGCCGGAATGCTGAAAAATACCGCCCTTCAGGCGGGCATCGAGGGCAGCGAGGAGCTGTTTACCAGCGTGGGCAATCTGCTGTTTGACAAGGCTTACAACGGCGGACTTTCCGACGTGGAGCAGCGAATCTATCAGTATATGGCTGGCGGCATGAGCTATGCTGAGGCGCAGGACAAGGTGGCCGGTGAGGTAGTCAAGGATATCGCTGTGGACTTCGGTGCCGGTGCGCTGGCTGGCGGCATCATGGGCGGCGGCAACATGGCGGTGCAGACTGCCGTGCAGGGCCGGTATCAGGACGCCATGCAGCAGGTACGGCGGCAGTCCGGCGTGACCGGGGCTTATCAGGCAAGCGAGGATGGCCGTACCACCTACAATGACACTGATGCACAGATCCGTTCTGTGGTAAAGGACGGCAAGGTGCAGCTGGAGAGCGGTGAGACGGTAGACCCCAAGGACGTGCGCTTTAAGGATCAGCAGACCGCTGACCTCTATGAAGGTGCTATCAACACAGCAGAGAACGCCGGGGCGGCGCAGGTGTTTGTGGATTCCTACACCGGCGGCGACGTGAGCCAGTATCTGCTGGGAATGCGGCAGGCGTATGAAGCAGGTCGGGCCGGAATCCCCGTGGAGGAAATGACGCGGGGGACGTTTGCTGACGATCTGAGCGAGACGCAGCGCAGCGCCGCCTATGAACAGGGACGGTTGACAACGGAAGCAGAGTTCCCCACCATGGGCGACATGGGTCTGGGAGAATCTGGCAGCGCGGCATGGGCCAAAGCAGAGAAGATCAACACCGCACTGAGCAAGGGCAAGGTGCAGGCTGGCTTTACGGCGCTGTATCAGGCTGGTTTGCGGAGAGAATCTGCGGTCAATGTAAAGAGCGCGGCGGCCAGTGCACTGCCCCAGAGTGTACAGACGGCGGCCTATGAGGCAGGCCTTTCCGACGCGGCGGCCAGCCTTGCACGGGAAAAGGCGGGGCTGGACTTCGTGAGCAGCGCGGGCAGCGAAAGCGGCCTTGTGGACAATGAATACTCCCAGAAGATGGCCAAGGAGCAGGCCGGTACGGCGGCGCTGCTGAACACGCTGGGCAAGAACCTGGGCGTGCGTATCGAGATGGTGGACACGATCTCCGGCGGCAAGGCCAACGGCGTGTACGTCGCGGGTAAGAACCTGATCCGGATCGCCGCCGACGCCAACACCGCCGTGGAATATGTGGCGGCCCACGAGGTCACGCACCGGATGCAGGAGCTGGCGCCGGAGGAGTACCGTACCTACCGTGACCACGCTGTGGGCTACTACGCCAAGGTGCTGGGCGAGGAAACCACCGCCGGTCTTGTGGCGCGGCGGATCGCCGATGCCGAGGATGCGGGCGTGAAGCTGACGCAGGAGGAGGCCATGGACGAGATCGCCGCCGACTTCACCCGTGATATGATGAAGAACGGCAAGCTCTTTGAGAACCTTGCCAAGGAGAACCGCCCGGCGGCAAAGCGGATTCTGGATGCCCTGAAAGCCTTTATCGCAAAGGTGAAGTCGATGTTCCGCAGCAAGACGGCGCAGGACAGGGCCGCACAGGATGCCTACGGCAAGAGCATGGCCGAACTGGAGCAGTGCGCGGCACTGTGGCAGAAAGCCTATGACGCGGCGGGAAAACAGGCACAGAAAGCGAAAACCGCCGCCCACGAGGGCGACGGTGAGGGTCGGTATCAGTTGAAGCGTTCTAATCAGAATAAGGTAGCTGCCGGCATGTCTGACGAGGAGCGGGCGGACATTATTCGGACAAAGAACATTACTGCCGCAGTATACAGCGGGCAAGCGGATGCGCAAATTGCCAGCAATAAGACGAATCTTGAAAGCCGAAAGAAATCCCTGATTGCTTCGGCACTCAAGGTTGCCCAAAAGAGCTTTTATATCCCAGCAGAAATAACAAATCATGATTTTGACCTTGTTGTGACAACGACAAACGGGCTTTTCGGAGAAAGTGCATCCAAGGAGATTACAGACCCGAAGCAGATCATGAAATTGATCCCGGTTTTGGAGGATTCTGTATCCGGCGCCATCGCCATTGAAAGCCACACGAACCGCTATTTATACGACAACGACACCGTGTATTTCCACACGCTGGTGGGTGGTTATATAGACGGAGACAGTTTCGTACCCATCCGCTTTGGTATCAAGCAATCGGTGAGCGGCAAAAACTTCCTTTACGTTGTGATCGATAACGAGGCAATAAAAAAGGCAGATGTAACCGCCGAGCCGCTCTCTGAAAAACAGAGCACAACACCGACTGAATCTGCCAATATCAGTATAGCGAAGGTCTTAGCAAAAGTCAATAGTCCAGATATTGTAAAATATGTTCCGGATGAATTCCTCGACAGGGCGCGACGAGACATCAAATACAAGGCGATTGCAGACACAATTCGCAGAACTAACGACAAAAACGACAGGAAATACACAGGGTTTGTGCGGGCCGGAAATATGACTGCTGCGGCTGACATGGTGAGGGCGGCAGCGAGAACAGCGGGGTATACCATCAGGGCGTACCACGGAACCGCCCGTGCTGATCGCGTGGGAACTGTGTTTCTTCCGGAGCGAGCCACCAGTGGGCCGATGGCCTTCTTCACCGATAACCGGGACATTGCAGCCAACTATGCGCGGGATAAGTCTGACACTTCTTTGGCCTATGACGAAGAATACAGCGACTACTATACACAGTTCCGTGTAAATAGGAACGGCAAGAGCCTTTCTGTGGGCGACCTTTGGAAATATTTGCCGATGGCAGAGCGGACAAAAATCAAAAATGCCGCACCCCACATCCGGTTTGATGAGGATTATGACCAGATCATCTATGACCCAACTGCCCAGCACGGCAATGGGGCATATGACGCTTATGAGCTGAACAGAAACAGAGGAAATGTGCTGAATACACTGGTAAGCACATGGCTGGAAACCGGAGACCTGTATGACCGTGAGGCGGATTTCCTCGATGTGCTGAAGCTGGCAGGACTGACTGATGTGGAATACCGCAACCCAGATGCACGGCAGGAAAAGGTGTATGAAACCTATCTGAAAATCCAAAATCCGTTCGATGCCAGCAATGCGGGGCAGTCATTTTATGATGGGCTGTCTGCATGGTTGGAGAATACGGATATTAGTGATTATCAGAGAGAATCTGCCGGTGCAGACACATGGGACAAAAACAGTGTTGGGCCGGAGCTGTTCTTGGAGCGGGTTGCCGATGATATTGAAGCTGGAACCTCCCATGCGTGGACATCCATTCCTGACTATGTTACCGCATATTTGAAGGAACTCGGGCATGACGGCATCAAGGATACTGGCGGAAAGGGCGGCGGGGAAAACCATACCGTTTGGATTCCATTCAGCTCTGAACAGGTAAAGTCTGCCGACGCAGTAACGTATGACAACCATGACAACGTTATTCCAATTTCCGAACGATTCAACAGCGGAGATCCCGACATTCGTTTCCAGCTGAAATCCGCCACGGAGCTGGAAAAGGAAGTACGGGAGCTGAAGAAGGAGCGACGGGCGCTGGAGAACCGGAACAAGGTACTCACTGAGCGCGTGGCCAAGTGGCGCGGGGAACTGCGGCTCACCGAGACACCCAGCGTGCGCCCCGGCGACGTGAAGAAACTGGGACGACGATTCCTCAATGAGTACGGCAGCAGCACCGCGTACAGCGCCATTGAGGGCGACATGACGGCGCTGGGCAAGGCGCTGATGGCCGACGACGTGTCCATGGACACCCTACGTCCCCACGCCAGAGCGGCGGCGGAGAAGATCATCGACGGGGTGCTGGTACAGGCGGAGAGCGGTGGGGAGCTGCTGGCCATCCGCGACCACCTGAAAAACGTCACGCTGCGGTACACCGACGACGGCTCTATTCCGGACTTCAAGGACTGGCGCAGGGCCAACCGGAGGACGCTGAAAATCAGCGACAAAGGCGGTCTTGACGTGGACGTGGCGTACAGTGAGCTGACAGAGATGTTCGGCGAGGGCTATTTCCCCAGCACCATCATCCACCCCGGCGACCAGCTGCTGCGTATGAGTGAGGTGCTGGACAACGTGGGCCGCATTTATGAGAATCCTTTTGACGGATTCCGCGACGCGGCGGTGACGGAGCTTTCCAACCTGCTGATCGACGGCATGATCGGCGAGGACGTGCGGCAGAGCAACCCCACCTTTGCCGACCGGCAGGCGCTGGAGCTTCAGGAGACCAAGGCGCGGCTGACGCAGATGCTCATTAAGACCCGCGAGGGCCGTGACAGGCAGGTGGAGCGGATGCGGCGGCACTATCAGGAGCAGACCAAGGCCGGACGGGAGCGGCGCAATGCCACCGCCCTGCGGGCCAAAATCGCGCGGCACACCGCCGACCTGTCCCGGAAGCTGCTGACCCCCACGGACAAGCAGCACATTCCGGAGAAACTGCGGCAGAGCGTGGCGGCACTGCTGGGCAGCATCAATCAGGAGAGTGCGTACAGCATCAAGCCCGGCACGGAACACTATGTGATTCGTAAGGACGGCACACGCGGCGGCCTGACGGGTGAGCACGTGGCAAGCGGCGAGGGACTGCCCACAGCACGGACGCAGGCGGCCATTGCCCTGAAAAACGCCTATGACGAAATTCGTAATAGCGGGGAGTTTGTGATCGATCCTGCCCTGCTGAGCGACGAGGGCGCGGGACTGCTGGATCAGGTGATGGCGTTCGGCAACAAGCGCATTGCCGACATGAACAGCGAGGAGCTGACCACCGTATGGCAGGCGGTGCGGGCTATTGAGCAGAGTGTGTCCACCTTCAACAAGAATCTGGCGATTGAGCGCTATGCCGGGGTGCAGGAGCTGGCGGAGGCTCTGCGGGACGGCACGTTCTCCCGGAAGTGGGCCAACCGCAAGCTGGCGCTGGAATTTTATGACCCGTATACGTTCTTCTCTGCGTTTGGAGAACCGGGTAAGCAGCTGTTCCGGACGCTGCGCAATGCGCAGGACAAGCAGAACGTCATGCTGAAAAACATTCAGGCAGCGGTGGAAAAGTTCATGGACAAGGAGGTTTACAAGAACCGTCTGGAGCGCCATGAGTTCTTCGTGGGCGAGGACGGCCAACGGCTGGTGCTGACCACGGAGCAGATCATGAACTTCTGCAACACGATAGGCAACGGCGAACAGGCGCTGCGCCATGTGACGCAAGGCGGCATCAGGCAGCCGGAGATCAAACGGAATGGCAAACAGCCGGCCATCAAGCGTGGTACGGAGGACATCCGTTTGACGGCGGACGACGTGGCAGCTATCACCGGCACGCTGACCGAGGCGCAGCGGAAGGTGGCGGAGGGCTTCCAGAAGATCGCCAGCGGTTACCTTGCCAAGCAGGGCAACGAAGCCAGCATGACCGTGTACGGCTATGAGAAGTTCACCAATGACAACTACTGGCCCATCAAGGCAGCCCCTGAAGGGACGAAGCAGGACACCGAGAAAAATCCCAATGTGGCCCGCGAGATCAAGAACGTCGGTATTGCCAAAGCCAGAAATCCCAATGCCAACAACGCACTGGAAATCGAAGGCATATACGACGTATTTGCCCGACACGCCAGCGACATGATCCAGTACAGCACACTGCTGGCCCCCATGGAGGACATGAACCGGCTGTTCAACTACCGTTACCGGAATGCAAAGGGCAACCTGACGGGGAAAACCGTAAAGGATGTGCTGACAGATGTGTACGGTGAGGGGTCTGTGAAATACTGGGAAGATCTGATGCGGGACGTGCAGAACGGCATAAAAGGGCCGGAGGGAACGATGGCCCGCCTTATCAACGAAGTCGTTGGAAATGCAAAAGCTGCCAGCGTAGGCTTCAATTTCCGTGTGGTGATCCAGCAGCCCACGGCCTACATCCGGGCGGCGGCCATTCTTGACCCGTCTACGATGGCAAAGGGCATTGTGGGCGGCGCAACGGAGGGCAACGGCTGGGAGAAGGCCAAGCGATACGCACCCATTGCCAGCATCAAGGACACAGCGGGCTTTGACCAGAGCAGCCGGTACAGCATCGCCCAGAATGTCTACGGCGGCGAGGGCGGCGTGATGGAATGGCTGAACGACAAGAGCGGATGGCTGGCCGGTAAGGCGGACGCCGTGACATGGGCCGCTATCTGGAATGCCTGCGAGTGGACAGTGGTGAACGAGGGCGGCTATGAGAAAGGCAGCGATGCCTTCTTCTCCCGCGTGGCGCAGGTGTTCACGGAGGTCATTGACCAGTCTCAGGTAGTGGACGGCATCATGCAGCGTGCGCCGGTTATGAGAAAGTCCGATCTCTTGATGAAGCAGGCCACGGCCTTCATGGGTGAGCCGCTGAAAACGCTGAATATGTTCATGCGAGCCTATGACGCATGGCTGTTTGAGCAGGACACGCCGAAACGCAGCGCGGCCATGAAGAAAATGACGCGCACCATCGGGGCCGTGCTGGTGACGGACGTGGTGAACGCGCTGGTGCAGTCTATCATGGACGCTTTCCGTGACGACGACAAGGACAAAGGATACTGGGAACGGTATCTGGAGAAGCTGACCGGCTTCACTGGTGACAAGGAGCAGGACACTTTCCTGAATGTACTGTGGGGCAGCAACATCTGGGACAACGCCGACCCACTGGGCCGTATTCCCTTTGCGAAGGATGTCAAGTCGTTGATGCAGGGCTACACGGTATATCGGATGGATGCCGATGTTGTGGGTGACTTCATCAACGCGGCGCAGCTGTTTATTCGCAGCACGCAGGACGAGGGCAAGAAAACCACGCTGTATGCCGCCAAGCAGCTGCTGACGGCAGGCAGCAAGATCTTCGGTATCTCTGTGGCCAATGTAGGCCGTGATGTGTGGGCCGTTGCCCGGAGTGTGGCCCAGAGCAGCGGCAATGTCCCCATGATGTACGAGATGGAGCAGGCCATCTGGCGGCTTGCACCGGATTCGGGCAACAACAGCCGGTATTACAAGCTGCTGTATATGGCCATGGAGCAGGACAAGGATGCGTATCAGTACATCTATGAGGACATGAAGAAGCGGGGGTACAGCGACAAGCAGCTTCAGGACGGCATTAAGAAGATCATTCAGGATTCCGCTGCGCCTTACACTGATGTAAAGGCGCAGCTGGAGGAGATCGGATATAGTGCCGAAGAGGCGCAGGAAATTGCAGATCGTTGGTCGTTCATCGACGGCGATGATACGTACAACGATATCACAATACCCGCCGTGGCAAGGTACAACGAATACTGTGTGGGTGCCGGAGTATCGAAAGATATTTTCTTCACGACATGGAAGGCAACAAACAGCATGACCGGCGAGGACTATGACGGAGATGGTGAAAGTGACGCTTACTCCAAGATGGACAAGCAACTGGAATACATCAATTCTCTGGCACTTTCTGCCAGTCAGAAGCGGGCGCTGGCCATAGCCTGCGGCATTAAAGAAAAATCCGTGGACAAACGGGCGCCGTGGTAAGCGCCAGAGAGGAAGAGAGTATGACAGAGGCAATCGTTGTAGCGGTGCTGGGCCTTGTGGGGACGCTGGCGGGGAGCTATCTCGCCAACCGGAAGAGCGCCGCGCTGGTGGTCTACCGCCTTGAGCAGCTGGAGCAGAAGGTCAGCAAGCACAACAATCTGGTGGAGCGCACCTATGCGCTGGAGGAGAGCGTGGCGCTGCTGGACGAGCGGCAAAAGGTAGCCAATCACCGCATTGCGGATTTGGAAAATGACGTACACAACATTATGGGACAGGCCAATTAGGCCGGAAAGGACTACATCATGAGAAACTGGAAGAACTGGATCAAGGCGGCGGGTATCCGCGCCATCAAGACCGTGGCACAGACCGCCGTTGCCACCATCGGCACCACCGCCGTCATGGCGGAAGTCAACTGGGTCGCCGTTGGCAGCGCTGCCGTGCTGGCGGGCATCTTGAGCCTGCTGACCTCGCTGGCGGGTCTGCCTGAGCTGGAGGAGGAATAAGCAACATGGATACTCAGAAATTTATCAAAGCGTCGATTAAGGCTGTTGTTGACTACTTCAACAGCCGTGTGGATGTGACAAACAGAAAGGCGCTGACGCCGGAAGATGTCTATGTGGTTTGGAGCTGCAAGACATTGGGCAACAACAAGGCTCTTCTGTCCACTACCGTGCCCGATGGCATGTACTATGAGATCACTTACAACGGTGCAAAGAAAGAAGCCTATTTCGACGCATACAAGAAATGGGAAAATCTTTGTATTCAACTGGAGGAGTGAGCTATGCGGTTCGGCATTGACATTTCGGACGCGCAGGGCGTGTTCGACTGGGATAAAGCCGAGGGTGTTACCTTCGCCGTCCTGAAGGGCGGCGGGGGTAACAACGGCCTTTACACCAACAAGCAGTTCCAGCGGAACTATGAGGAGTGCGTCAAGCGCGGCATTGACGTGGGCTGCTACTGGTTCAGTAAGGCGCTGACCGTGGAGCAGGCGGAGCAGGAGGCGGCGTATTTCTTCGACAACTGCCTTGCCGGGAAGAAGTTCACCCTGCCGGTGTACATGGACGTGGAACACAAAGAGATGCTGGCACTGGGCAAGGACGCGCTGACGGCCATTGTGCTGGCCTTCTGCGAGGCGCTGGAGCAGCGCGGCGCATGGGTGGGCATCTACTCCTCCCGCGCTATGTTCGAGGGCTATATGCACGACGAGCAGCTGCTCAGGTATGCCCACTGGGTGGCCGAGTGGAACGAGACGTGCCGCTATGGTCGGGATTTCGGGCTGTGGCAGTTCGGCGGCGAGACAAATAAGCTGCGGGATACCAAGGTGGCCGGCGTGGTGTGTGACCAGGATTACATGCTGACGGACTATCCCGTGCTGCTGGCCATGAACGGAAAGAACGATTTCAGGGAGGTCGAGAAAATGACGGAACAGCAACTGAGACAGAATGTGGTGGACACGATTCTGGGCTGGGTGGGCCTCAACGAGGCAGACGGCAGCCACAAGAAGATCGTGGACATTTACAACAGCCACAAGCCGCTGGCGAGGGGCTACGCGCTGAAATACACCGATGCATGGTGCGCCGGTACGGTCAGCGCCGTGGCAATCGTCAACAACATCACGGACATTATGCCCACAGAGGTGGGCGTGGGGAAGATGATCGACCTCTACAAAGCACTGGGCCGCTGGATGGAGCGGGACGACTACACGCCCCAGATCGGCGACGTGGTGGTGTATGCGTGGAGCGACGACGGCGTGGGAGAGTGTACTACCGGCGCGGATCATGTGGGCATCGTCACCAAGGTGTCCGGCACGTCCTTCTGGGTGACGGAGGGCAACTACCGCGACAGTGTAAAGACCCGGTCTATGCAGGTCAACGGGCGGTACATCCGCGGCTTCGGTCTGCCGGACTACGCAAAGGCGGCCACCGGCGTGGCGTCCGCCATGCCGGAGACTGCCACGGAAGATGTGTTTGTGTCCCCCAAGCTGAGACAGCTGAAGAAGGGCGTCAAGGATGGCAACGACGTGAAAGCGCTGCAAATTCTGCTGATCGGCAACGGCTGCTCCTGCGGCGCGGCTGGTGCTGATGGCGATTTCGGCAGCGGCACAGATATTGCCGTGAAGGAGTACCAGCGGAAGCACGGCCTGACCGCCGACGGCGTGGTCGGCGTGGTGACGTGGTGTAAGCTGCTGGGAGCGTGACTTTGTTAGTAACGTGTTAGCAACCGAAACAAACCAAGAAAAACCACGCAACTATTTCAAAGCAAAAGCGTGTAATTTTTAGAAGTTTGTGCTATTTTGTGTCACTCTGTGCTACGTTTAGAGCGCCTGCTTATATTTCACACGCAGGAGGTCACTGGTTCGAGTCCAGCAGTCTCCACCAAGAGAAAACCTTGGAAGCCTTGTGTTTCCAAGGTTTTTCTCGTTTTTGATGGAATTTTCGATGTCTGCGCATGGCGGACAATTTGTTGCCTTGTGTTTCCCAATGTTGCCTTGTTTTAGGTCTCTAGCTGTATTAAGCTGTACGGCTTTTGTGCCTTGGGAGCCTTACAAATACTTGAGGTTCACGGTCATGTCCTCCGACAACATCGGGTCGATCTGCTGTAGCTGTGCCCTGACGGCTTCTGCGCTGCGCTTCGGCGTGTAGGTGCCGTCCATCAGCTGCTGCGAGGCAGTATCCACAGCGGCGGCAACACCGGCGAATACCTCCGGCACCACATGGGTATAGATGCCCAGCGTGGTGGACACGTCCCGATGACCCAGCAGCTTCTGGACGATCTTGGGATTGATCTCCTGCTCCAAAAGCATGGAGGCATAGGTGTGACGATACCGATGGAGATTCAAGCCATCGCCGGAAAAGCCGTTGCGATCCAGGAAGTGACGATAGCTGGCGCGGAAGCCACTGTATGTTCGCATGGAC